TTAGGTATTAGACCATATGCTCAAATGATTACACCAGAGAATATTATGGACTGGGGTTACAAACGTGTTAATGGACGTTATGTACTTAATTACTTGAAACAAAAAGAACATGAAGATGAAGACACACTAGTTGTTCGTGTATGGAAAGAAGACACAATCTGCCGTTATGAACTACAAAAGAGTGGTAAAGGTAAATTAGTATTATTAGAAGAACTACCAAACACAATTGGTAGAATACCTTTTGCAATGCTAAAAGCAAACCCTTCTAATGTTCGTGGCACGGGTCACAGTGACTTGGCAGATGTTGCTAAAGTACAGCAAGCCATTTTTTGTCTTTTGTCGGAAGCAGAAGCGGCTATTAGAATTAGTTCTCATCCATCATTAGTAAAGACAGCATCAACTGACGCAAGTGCAGGTGCTGGTGCAATCATTACAATGGATGAAACATTGCCAGGAGAGTTGAAACCATTTTTACTTCAACCTTCAAGTGCAAACATCGATGCTATTATTAAAATGTTAAAAGAGCATCAAACAATGATTATGAAGATGACACACTTAGAAGCGGTAGTAGGTCAAAAGACCATTGCTAAGTCAGGTGTTGCACTTCAAACTGAATTTTCAATGTTAAACACAAGACTTGGAGACAAGGCTGATTCATTAGAACGATTAGAACACAAGATTTGGGATCTATTTCAAATGTGGACTGATGTTCGTGCAGATGAGACCTTCTCAGTTCAGTACAAGAAGAAGTTTGATTTGCGTGATGAGAATAACGATTTAGCAAACTTCAAACTTGTTAGAGAAATGGGTCTACCAAGTGAAACATTGAATAAAGAACTTGACAAACAAATCGCTATGATTGTTGTTAAGTCTGGTGACGTACTAGACACTATTATGGATGAAATAGACGCATCAGAAGGCACAGACACAGGAAATGACGAATAATCGTTGTTTCCATAACAGTGTGTTTGAATGTTAATAAATAAGAGTATGGACAAACAATTTACTCCCAAGGAGGTTACGTAACTATGACGGACGAAACAATAGGCAACACAGCAAGCCATGAAGAAACTGAGACTTCTGCTGAACTTACATCTCAGGCGGAAAGAACTTTTAATCAGGAAGAAGTAGATGCCATCGTAAAGGCTAGACTTGCAAAGCAATCTAAAAAATACGAAGACATTAACATCACTGAATACCGTTCTTTGAAAGCAGACCAAGAACAACAGAAACTTGAAGAACAGAAGAAACGTGGAGAGTTTGAACAAATCTTGCAACAACAGAAGCAAGAATTTGACAGCAGACTTGAAGGCGTTAAATCTAAACTACATTCTGTACAAGTTGATGGTGCACTATTAAAAGCGGCTGGTAGCAGAAATGCTGTTAACCCAGAACAAGTAGCAACACTACTTAGAAATAGAGTAACATTAACAGATGACGGCGATGTACATGTTCTTAATGACAAGGGTGAGGTAATGTATGACACAGATTCAGCATCACCAACATCTGTAGAATCATTAGTTAACTCGTTTTTGGATGCGTCACCACACTTCTTACGAGCAGGTCCGAGCGGTTCGGGTTCTCAAGGAGCAGTAGGTGAAACATCAACAAATGAATTAGACATTTCTAAATTAGACATGACTAATCCTGCTCATAGGGCTAAGTATGCTGAATACAAAGCATCACTTAGAAAACGCTAATAATTAAAGGAAAATTAAAATGGCAAACACTACAAATACAAATGTAACTACTGCTAATGATTTAACTGGCTTGTTGACTAACGCTCGTCAGGACGCAATCTTTGCCGGTTACGAATCATCAATCTACTTACCAGGTCAAATTATGAATGTACATGAAGTTTCTGGTAATCAAATCACAGCACAAATCCCAAAATTTGCCGCTGTAGCAACATCATCAGTTTCAACTGAAACATATGACGACGGTGCTCCAATCTCTGAACTAGACCTAATCAATGTGTCTAACTCAGCGGTTAACGTTGTAGCACAAACATATGCCGCACGTGCATTAGTAAAAGACCTTTCTTCAGGTGACTTCTCATCTGTAGGTACAGTTCTTGGTCGTGCAGTGTCAGAGAAATTTGACTCAGACGTAGCAGGTCTATTCACATCAGCAGGTTCAACTGCAGGTTCAACAGGCACAGCACTAACAATTGACAAACTAGCAACAGCGGCACAAAAAGTACGTGCTAACAAATTTGCTGGTCAGTTGTGGGCAGTACTACACCCAAGTCAAGTAGAAGACATTCTACAAGACTTAGCAGGTGCAGACTTCGCCGGTTCTGAAGCAATGAATGAAGCAATGCGTGATGGTATGGTCGGTCGTTTATTCGGCATGAACATCCTACAATCTGCTTCTGTTACTGACGACTCAACAGACTACACAGGTTGTGTATGGGCTGAAAATGCATTCGGTATTGCAATGTTCAAAAACTTGGATGTTGAAATTGCCCGTAATGCGGCTGGTGTTGGTAATGACATCGTAGCATCACTACACGCTAAAGCGGCTATGGTTGATGCCACACGTGCATGTAAAGTCATCTCAGCAGTGTAAATCTAATCTAATGAGAGGGAGTTTAACTCTCTCTCATTCTTAAACAAGGAGAAGAAAATGGCAAACTACGCAACAGATTCAGACATAACACAGTATGTGCCTGACATCTTTGAACATGGTGTTGCATCGTTTACAAACGAATTAACACGTGCAACAGACACAGTTAATAAACGTTTGAAATCAGAATGGTGGACTAATCATCCTAACGATTTTGATTCAACTAAACTAAACGCAACTCAGTGGACAGAGGTAACAGTTTACGTGGCTCTTGCATATTTCATTCTTCCACGTTTAAGTTCTTTTAGACCAGACGACATCTTTATGGGCATGTCTGCATTTTACAGAGACCGCTACGAGGAAACTTACACACGTGAGTTAAGAACCGGAGTGGACTATGATTCTGATGGAGACGCTTCTTATGAAGATTCTGAAAAGACTTTTACTAGAATGGACAGGTTAACAAGATGAGTGTACGTGAAGACATCACTAAAGACATTGTGTTGAAGTTGCAAAACATCAATACGGTCAAGATGGGTTCAGTTACACGTGAGCCAATGTTTCGGGATGAAACAGAGTTCTACAAGTTAGCAAGAACACACTTCCCACATGTTATTGTCACTGCTGGAAATGAAAGCAGAACCGACTTAACAATGGGTGGTAGTAGTATTTTGAGAGAGGGTGTAATGTCAGTTGAAATAACGTGTTTCGTTAAAGCAAGTGACAAGACATTAGATGAATCAATCAATGGTTTGATTGAAGCAATAGAAGAAATACTAGATGCTGACAGAACTAGAGGTGGCAAAGCGAAAGACACTCAAGTTAAGGAAGTTACAATGGGTGAAAACCTTGAACATCCTTATGGGAACTTTAAGGTGACAGTAGAAGTCAATTACATATTCAAAAGAGGAGTTACATGATGAAACTTGTAAAGATGAAGACACCATCAGGTCAACTTATGTCTCGTATTCCTGAGACAGATGTTGATTACCATATGAAAAATGGATGGAAGATGGTTAACAAAACGGTGGGAACACCAAAACCAAAGAAAGAATTGAAAGCAGAAGTGCAAGTAGATTTAGATTTAGACCTAAATGAGGAGAATGAATAATGGCTAGAATCACAAAAGCGGGAACTGGCGGAGCAGTCAGAGTAGCCGTAGCAGGCAGTTCAACTTATGAAACAATTGCAGAATTGCGTTCATGGTCGGTAGAAGAATCTGCTGACACTGTTGAAGACACTAATATGGGTAGCGGCGGCGTTCGCTCGTACAAAACAACACACAAGACTTGGTCAGGAACAGCAGACGTTTACATAGCGTATGATGACACAACTGGCGAGATTGAAAACTTTACTGAGGCAGCAGAAGCATCTGCTACTGTTCCTCAAGTAACAATCGGAACTTCATATGAATTCGAATTCTTTGCTGATGATTCAGACACTACGAATAACGAAAAGTATGCAGGTACAGGTATTGTGACTGGTATTTCACGTTCAGTTGCACACGATGGTATGGCAGAAATGTCAGTTACTATTCAGGGCAATTCTGCGTTGACATAATAGTTAAGGATCATCCATCATGGGAATAAAGGTTGTACGCAAGGGAGACATCATACTAGAATTGCACACTAGAGTCAAAGACATGACTAAAGATTTAGTGCAAGACTTAAAAGACAGAACCCCTGTTAAGACTGGTAAAGCCCGTGATGGGTGGACTGTTTCTTCCAATGCTGGTAAAGGCAGAGGAATAATTAAGAACAATGTCGAGTATGTTAAATACTTAGACGCCGGAGGACATACAGGACCAAGTAAGCCGTATGCTCCAAAGGGAATGACAAAGCCAGCACAAAAGAAGTTACAGAAAGACATTCGTGCTGGTAAATACAAACAAAGTAAAAGGACAAGGTAATGAGCGTAGTATTAAGTAAAGCAAAAGAACATTTCAGAGAGATTGCTAATAAAGGTATGGGAAACATTGAAGTTCCAGAATGGGGCGTAACTGTGTACTGGAGAATTGGTGGTCTAAACTTTGCAAGCCAAAGTAAAATTATTGAATTACAAAATGCGGGTAAAAGTGCAGAAGCATTAGTCGAAATGATGATTATGAGAGCATTAGATTCTGAAGGGAAGAAGATGTTTAAGTTAGCAGAAAAGACAGAGTTAATGCGTGAAGTAGACCCAAATGTAATTCTTAAAGTAGTAACAGCAATGGGCGACAGTGAAGATGAAGGTGTCGTTGGAGACGCTGAAAAAAACTAATTGAGGACCGCGAGTTACTTGTTTTATTTCAAATAGCACATGAGTTAAACAAGTCGGTTGTCGAGGTAATGCAGATGCCAGCAGTAGAAGTTCTACATTGGTCTGCTTACTTTGAACTAATGAGGAGAGAAAATGAGCGACATCAAACTAATAGTTTCGGCAACAGACAAAGCAACGCCGGTCCTAAAACGTATTAACAAACAAGTAGACAGATTCGAATCAAAGTCTGCAAGAGGTACAAGAGCCGCAAGTGCAATGGGCGGAGCAATGAAAGCCGCAGGAGCGGCTTTAGTTGCTATTGGATTTGCAAAAGTAGTTAGTGGTATTGTCACTACATCTGCTAAGTTCGAATCTTTAAGAGCATCATTAAAAACAGTAACTGGTTCCTTAGATGGAGCCAGAGTTGCTATGTCTCAGATTGAGAAGTTCACAGCAACAACACCATTTCAATTAGACGAAGTAGCAAACTCTTTCATCATTCTTAAAAGAATGGGTATTGACACTACAGCAGAATCATTAAAAGCATTTGGTAACATAGCGGCTGCAAATGGTAAATCATTTGAACAGTTGTCAGAAGCAGTTGCAGATGCAATGACTGGTGAGTTTGAAAGACTTAAAGAGTTTGGTATTAAAGTCAAACAAGAGAATGGCAAGTTCATTGCAAGTATGGGTTCAACACAACTCTCAGTGTCAAACTCAGCAGAAGAACTTGTTAACTCACTTAAATCATTGGGTGAAGAAGGTGGTGCTTATGCGTCAGGTCTTGCTGACCAAGCCGCAACAATGGGTGGTAAATTCTCTAATCTACAAGACAACTTAGCATCATTTGCCAAAGGTATTGGTGAAGGTGGTCTTAACACAGCATTAAAAGAAGTACTAGACACATTCAATGGATTGTTCGAAGGTAGTGGTCAACTTGCAACAAAGATTGGTGCAGGATTAGGTGCCGCTATTCTTACACTAGTAGACAGATTCAAACTTATTGTCTCTACAGGTAAAGCAATCTTTGGTGGATTGTCTGACATGGTTGTTGACTTACTTGGTAACATCAAACAAAACTTTGCTAACTTACCAGAAATGTTAAGTATGGGTGGCGTAGTTCAAAAGTTTAACAGTGCATTTGTAACAGCAGGTAACATTGTTAAAAAGATTACAAACTTTATGATTAACACATTTAGAGCATTCTACGAACAAGCATTCTCAATCATTACTAAACTACCAGACATCTTTAGTGAAGTATTTCAAGGTATTGGTAGACTTGCTATTGACTTTGGGTCAAGAATTGTAAATCAGTTTAGGTCTATTGGTAAAGCAATGAAGATGGCTATTCAAGCACCATTCACAGATGTAACATTTGCAGATGCACTTATGGAAGCAAGTAAAAATGCATTCGAAAACTTCTCTCTTGGTGATTCATTTGACATGCCTGATGAAGTATTCTTGTCTAAAGAAGACATCAACAGAATCTATGGTACAGACAACATTGCTCTTGCAAAAGAGTTTATTATTGGTGCAAGTAAAGAAGTATTAGACAGTTTCAGTAGACTTAAAATTAACATCTCTGCGTTCAAACCAGGAGCAGGGTTTAATCAGTTTATGGAAGAGTACAATAGACTATTAGCAGAAGGTAAAGAAGAACAAGAAGCAGTTGAACAAGCATTAGCAAATCATTCAGATGCACTTGTAGTTAATACTAATAATCAAAATAAAAACAATCAATCAGGTAGTAAGAAACTTACTCTGCTTCAAAGAACAAAGAAAGCATATGATGATTTAATTAAAGTTGTTACAAAGACAACTGACCAAGACATCATCAACAAAGACTTACAACCAATGTTAAACAAAGCATACGCTGATGGTACACTGAACTTAGAACAATACAGCAATGCACTTAAAAACATCAACAGCAACTATGCTCCATTAGAAGTACAAACACACAGAACGATTGACACAATCAAACAAGGCTTTGCAGGAATGGCAGGTTCTATTACTGACACATTCTACAATATGTTTGCAGGTGTTACATCAGTGTTTGATGGTCTAAGAAGTATTGCTGGTATGGTGTTTCAGATGGTTGCAAAAGCAGTCATACAATCTATGATTGTTAAACCATTAATGATGGCAATGGGTATTCCAATGTTCGCACAAGGTGGTCTGGCAGCAGGTGGTAAACCAGCAATCGTCGGTGAGAACGGACCAGAACTTATTGTTCCAAAATCAAATACAAGAGTGTTCTCAAATGCACAAACAAATGGTATGATGAATGGTGGAGGTGGTGGAGAAGCACCAACAGTTAACTTCAACATTAATGCTGTTTCAACAAGAGACGGTATTGAGTTCTTACTAGACAATAAAAATACAATTACTGCGGTAATCCAAGATGCATACCAAACAAGAGGTGCATCGGGACCGTTAGGCTAAAGGAGACATAAATGGCAATCACAGATTATTCATATTTGGACTCAAGTGATGCATCACTAAG